AAACAATCTTGATTGAAGCGAAAGCTTCTGGTATGCCCTTAACACAGGAGCTACGTCAAGTAGGAATTCCTGTAGTAACTTATACGCCTAGTAAGGGCAATGATAAGCATGTACGTGTAAACTCCGTGGCTCCTATTTTTGAAGCGGGTCAAGTATGGGCAACCGACGACCGCTGGGCAGAAGAAGTTATTGAAGAATGTGCCGCTTTCCCTTATGGTGAGCATGACGATTTAGTCGATTCAACAACACAAGCGTTGTTGCGATTCAGGCAGGGTAACTTTATTCAACTGGAGTCTGATTACATGGAAGAACCAAAATACATAGAACCAAGGCAATATTACTAAATGTTACAATACGCACCAGCAGCATATAATTTTGTACAAAAATTAAAAGACTTAGCTATAGATTTGCCGAGTTTAAATGTTACCAGATATGCAGACGAGGTTCCTGATTATGGACCTCTTTCAGTTTCAAGAGTGTATAATATACAAAATAAACCTTTTCAGGAAACATTAGGTTTTACAACGAAACCTTTTAGAAACCCTGATTTCTATGAAACTCCAGAGGATGTGTACAAAGCTTTTGCAACTGGTTTACTTCAACAAGGAGAAGCTGCAGGGTTACTGCGAAGTAAGTTTGGAATAAAAGGAGTTGGTGCACCAATTGCAATGACAGATAAAATTGCAGCACAACCAAAATTTAAATTAGAACTAGCTAGATTTTTAGAATCTAATCCTGATTTTAAAAAAGCATACTCCAATTTATACAATGAAAAAATACAACAGGCTTACCTTGCAAAACAAGGTGGTAAATATTTTGATCCGAAACAAATAGCTTTTGTTCAACGAGCTTTAAACTTAGCGATGGATCCTAAGTATTTAGCGAACTATCCAAACATGACACCTAAGTTTAAATTAATAAACGCCATGAAGGATTCTTACAATCCTGATTTACGTATAAATGATTTTTTATCGTCGGATAGTTATAGATCAAATTTAGAACTAGCTAGAAGAATAATACAAAAAGAAGGTTTAGATTATAACATACCTGTTGGTAAAGTAGAGAAGTTCGACGAACGTGCTATTTTTGTAAATGATGGCAGAACAGTAATACCCATGTCTGACAGTGCTGTTGCAAAAACTGCTACTATAGCAGGTAAACCTTCAAAGATGCCTGTTAAAGATTATCTTGCTAAATTACCTGTGGGCACAGAAGTGGCAAGTCCATACATAAATCAAATAAGATTTGGTATGAGAGGTGACGAAGGCTTGAGCTATACAGATATAAAAACAGAAGCGATGAAGAATCCCAAAATTAAAAATTATCTTTCTCAAATAAAAAAAGTTGCGCCTAACGACGAACAGTTGTTTGCATTAGATCATGTAAGACCACAGAGGTTTGGTGGCAAAAACGATAAAAGCAATCTTCGTTACATTATGGAATCTTCTCATCGTACATTAAGAAAAATACCTGAAGAAGATTTACCTCAAGGAGCAATTGTAAATCAAGCTGCTGTATCAAGTAAAACAGCTATGGAGAATTCAGTTTTTAGTAAAAATAAACAAATAGTAGATTTGTTAGACGCTAACTACTTACAGCAAAATAAAATTTCATCAGATCAAGCTATGAAAAAGATAGGAGAATTAAGTGATGAAGTTTTTAATATTACACAAAATTTTAAAAAAGCAAATCCAAGTGTAGATTTTGCTACAGGACATGCACATATTATGATGCAAACAAAAAATGGTCCACAGTATGTGCCTTATTACATGACTAAAAACCTCAACGCAGATCAAATGAAAATACTAGATACTGCTGTTATTAATATAGAAAACAGACCAAACCAAGGTCAGTCAATAGAAAAATCTTTTGAAGCTTTATATGAAAGATATGCGCCATTTATAATTGAGGGTAAAAAATTAGAAGGATCCGACATAAGAAAACTATCTGAAGAAACAGCTATGCGTGCAAAAGGTGGTGTTGTTGGTTTAAACGATGGTGGTGAACCTGCAACGGAAGAAAAATCTTTTTTTGAAAAATATAAAGATCAGGTCGAGGAATATCATAGACTTAATGATGAAGCTGGAAGCTATATACTTAATAAACTAAAACCTGTTGGGGAGTTTTTGGTTGATGCTATGTCTAAAACAACAGCGGGAGTTCCTCCAAGTCTTGCGTTCGTTGATAAAGATGAAGTAACACCAGAGGATATTATGGGAGCAGGAGCTTTGATACAGCTTCAGCCTTTAGATGATAAGATAGATGAGATAAGAAATAGCTATGCTGCCGATGTCGTAAACAATTCTGCAAATTTAAGTCCTGAAGCTCAACAGTATTTAATATCTAAAAATGCAGTTGATGAATTAAAAGCGAAGTCTAAAAAAAGAATTAAGTTAGCAGGTATGTGTTCTTTCGGTGCAGCAGATTCAGATGCTTGTGAATATGAGTTTCCTAGATCAAAGTATCCTGACTACACTGACCTTGCAACTTTAGTGCAGGATGAAGAAGAATTTGAATTTAATAAAGATGAATTTAAAGAAGCTTTTCAAAACTATACAGGGTTTGGAGATTATAAAGATCAAGTAGACGGTGTTAAGAATGAACTATTAGCAAATAAAATAAAAAAACTACCCTTGGATACAGCGAATGCTTTGGTTGAAATTTATCAAACTTTATCGCCAACTTCTTATTTAGGAGCATCAATTGAAAATCGCGGCGCTGAGATGAAAGGCGACTCTTTAGTTAGATCTGAATTCATAGATATGATGGAACAATACTATAAGGACCAAGGAAAAGAATTTCCTGAAGGAATGGAAGATTATTATCTATCTATATTTGATGATTTGGAAAGAACAGATATGCCTCCTAGTCTACCTCTCATGGGTGGAAAGGTAGAAGAAAAATTTAATAGAAGAGTATACACACCTGCTGGTGGCGATTCAGGGCAACCCCTTTCATTATCAGGTTTAGCAAAAACAACTGGTATGAGCGCTTTAGCACTTATGCCTATCGTTGGTAATCCTACTTACGGTGCAAGAATATTAGAAGTCATGAAAAGAGATGACATAGGTGTATTTAAAAAAATGATCTACACACAACCAAGATTACTTGGAATGCCTACAAAAGATGATTTGTTTGGAATGTTTAGACTATTAAAAAAATCATTTGTAGAGGGTAATAAAGCGGCGGGTAATTTATCTCCTGCCTCACAAAACGTATTAAAAAATATTGATTCTATATTAGCGATGGAACTAACAGAACAACAAGTTGAACGAGAAAACAAAGCGGAAGGAGAAGTAGAAAAAAATATATCTAATTACTACATGACTCTAGGAAAAGGAGAAACTCCTGAGTTTCAAAAAGAGTTAGCTATTCTTACAAGAAATAATTTAGAAACTATGTTGGCTAATCCTTCTGATTTTTTAGGAACAGAACAGAAAGTAGATGAACTTCTTATTTTGTCAAATACATTAGATCAGAACGCTTTTGAGAATGTTCCTTACTGGGTAGAAGAACTAGCGAAAAGACAAGCACTTGCAATTATTAAAGAAAATAACTTAAAAAGAAGTACATTAGGTGATATGTTGTTTTACGATATGCGCAATCCAAAACCAGAAGAACCAAAAGTAGACATCTTTGAAGAAGAGGTTGTGCCTAATGTCATACCTAGATTAGCCGTGGGCGGTGATCCGTTACAAGAGATGCAATCTGTTATGTTAGGTGGCACAGATGAACGTAACGAACAAGTAGATCAATTAGACATATTTCAAGACTCACGGAACACGGACCTTCCTGCAGAGGTTGAAATGGCTAACGTTGTATTTGGTAAAGCACCAGGATGGGCGATTGCAGGAGCAAATAAAATTGATGACTTACTACGTCCAGGACAAACAGGACAACGTATAGCACAAGCAGATGGTTTAGCAGATCAAGCGACCACCGTTGGAGAGAAAGCTAATCGTTTTTTCTCGGGCCTTGAAGCACGGCTCATTGATCCTAACTCACCAGAAGTATTTAACGGACCAGAAGACTTGTATAATTTTTTACAGTCAAAAGGTATTTCGAAGTTTGAGGTAGAAGATTATCAAATACCACAGCTCATAGAAACAATGGTTAAAACAGGAAAGCCTATTACAAAAGCTAACTTACTAGATAGAATTAAAAATGCACCTATTCGTAAATTAAAATCCACGGTTAGAGGTTTTAGATCAGAAACAGAAAACGTAGACGGTGCTTTTGAAAGAGCTAAGTACGGCGACTCATATTATGAAAAAGGTTCTATACCTGAATCATATAGAGAAAACATTTTGTATCTTGAAGCAGGAGATATTCCTGGTGACGTTGCTCTGTATAGACATAGCACGCACGGGTTCTTTCCTGATGACTCAACAAATTACGTGATCGGGTGGACGCGGGGCACGGACCGTTATGCGATAATACCTGGCACTAAAGGACAGGTCACGAACATCGGACCAAAGGCAGATGAACTTAACAATAAAATAGAACGTCTAACAAAGATAGCAAACAGATCAGCAGAGGATATTGTTAATCAGTCAGGTGGCCGTGTATCATTAGAACAGGCAACAACAAATATAAACAAAGCAAAAAAACAATTAGCACAAGCACAAGAAGATTTGGCGAACGTTGGTAAAACAGATGACGCTATCGTTACAGGAGATCAAACAGTGCGTGTAACGTTTGCTGATGAGATACAATCTGACATCATGCAGACATACAGAAAACATTTAGAAGATGTTATGGCTGATTATAAAACATTAGTTGATAAAGGTATTGATGTTAAAGATACAACGAAGATACGACAACAAAGCTATTCTTTAAATTTAAAAACAGATCAAGACGTATTAGAATTTTACGCTAAACATAAAAGTTTATTTAGACCTGTGTTTAAAACAGAAGAAGACTTTGCTGCTTACATAGACGACATTAGAAAATCACAAGCAGTATTTAAAGATTTTGCAAAGATAAGACCAGGTACAATGACACCAGCAGCCTTAGCTGCAGTTAGACAAGCAGGCAAAGATAGAGATAAAGTATTATCTATTTTTGAAGAAGCATTTACAAATCCTGAAACAATGAAAAAACTATTTCCTAACATACCATTTAAGGACAGAAAAGTGTGGGGTGATGCGTTGGTTAAGAATGATTTAGCAATGGCAGCGAAAAGAAAATTTGTTGATAAGGACGCAAACGCTTCTGATTGGTATGTTGTATCTCCAGCAGAATTAATAACAAATAGATACGGACAAGCAGGAACGACCGCTACACCATTTGCAGAGAGAACAAAAAACATGAAAGGTATTGGTCAATATGAGTTTTATGGTGGTCCCAATGTTACAGATCCTAATGGAAAACATTATACCAGTATATTAGAACAATCACTGCGTAGAGCAGCGAAAGTAAACAATGCTGAATTTAAAATTGTTAAGGTGCAAATAGGAGAACCTAAATCTCTAAGTAGATCTGTGCAAATAGTAAATGCACAAGGGGATATTGTAAAAGAATTTAAAATGGCAAAAAGCAGTAAAGCAGAAGACTTTGGCGATGTAATGAATAAAGCAGAGGATTATATCAACGAATCTGGCGCACAAGGTTTAATGGCTAGACCAGTAGAGACACCTTCGGGCTTTAAAACTATAGATGCTTATGCTATAAAGTTAACCCCTGAGATGGTATTACCAACAAAAACACATCTAGCATCTGGAGGATATGTACGATATGATCCTCTTGTATCAATAGATGAAATGATAGGAGCTGCATAATGGTTGTAGAAAGACCAGCAAATTACGACGAACCACAAACGGTTAATGATCAATTAATGATACCACCATTGGTAGGACAAGAAGTGGAATTAGAACCAGGAACTGATCAACCTATTGATATTGAAATGACAGAAGACGGCGGAGCTATTGTTAATCCTGAAATAATGCCACCTGATACTGGATTTGATGGTAATTTAGCAGAGTTTATTGATGAGAATGATTTACAAGTAATAGCCAGTGAGCTTAGACAATCTTTTGAAGATGATAAATCATCAAGACAGCAATGGGAAGAAACGTACACAAAAGGTTTAGATTTACTTGGATTAAACTACACTGAAAGATCTCAACCTTTTCAAGGTGCAAGTGGTGTAACACATCCTTTGTTAGCTGAATCGGTTACACAGTTTCAAGCACAAGCCTATAAAGAATTACTACCAGCAAGTGGCCCTGTAAGAACTCAAATTATTGGACAGGCTACAAAAGATAAAGAAGATCAAGCACAGCGTGTAAGTGATTTTATGAATTATCAAATTATGCACGTTATGGAAGAGTATGATCCAGAATTAGATCAAATGCTTTTTTATTTACCTCTTGCAGGTTCTACATTTAAAAAAATATATTATGATGCGGCTCTTGGAAGAGCTGTATCTAAATTTATACCAGCAGAAGATTTAGTCGTGCCTTACACAGCTACAAATTTAGAAGAGTGTGAAAGAGTAACTCATATTTTAAAAAGAACAGACAACGATATTAAAAAAATGCAAGTCACAGGTTTTTATCGTGACGTTGATTTACAGGTAGTACAAGAAGAAAACAAAGTTGAAGAAAAAGAAAGAAAATTATCTGGTATAGAAAAAACTGGTTACAGAGATGATCAGTATACTTTACTAGAAATGCATGTTGATTTAGATGTACCAGGATTTGAAGATCCCGATGGTATTAAACTTCCATATATAATTACTATAGATGAAGGATCAGGAAACGTTCTTTCTATTTATAGAAACTATAAGGACGGAGACACTTTATATAAAAAACAACAATATTTTGTTCATTACAAATTTATGCCAGGTCTTGGTTTTTATGGTCTTGGTTTAATTCATATGATTGGTGGTTTATCTAGAACTGCTACAGCAGCTTTACGTCAATTAATTGACGCTGGAACATTAGCAAATTTACCTGCAGGTTTTAAAGCTAGAGGTTT